CCGTAAGAAGGACGAGAACGGAAACAACATTGGTGGATATATTGACCCCGACAAGAGAAATGTAACGGCAATTAAGCTTCGTGGAGAGAAGTCGGATGGTCTCTTCCTTCCTCTCAAGTCACTTGAGTCTTTCGGCGATATTACTACTCTTCGTGAGGGCGACAGAATTGATAACTTTAATGGACACGAAATTTGTTGCAAGTATGTACCTCGTAAGCAGAACAGAAGAGGACATTATTCAGAGGGTAATAAGACTCGCAAGAAGAAGGTTCCCGTAGCACCTCTCTTTGCGGAGCACGCAGACACCGAGCAGTTGGCTTACAACCTCTCTGCATTTAAGACTGGCGATGAAATCGAAATCACCCTCAAGATGCACGGTACTTCCCAGAGAACTGGTTATCTCCCTGTATTCAAGGGATACAAGAAGGACTTCTGGGGTAGAATTATGTCTTGTGTAAAGCCCAAGAGCGAGTTTGCAAAGAAGCTCCTTGAAAAGGCTGAACATCTTGCTACTCCTATTTATGATTGGGGTTATGTATCCGGTACTCGTCGTACCGTACTAGAGAATTTTGACGGTGGATATTATGGAAGCAATGAATTCCGTGAAGCACATTCAAAGTTCTTTGAAGGCAAGTTGAACAAAGGAGAGGAAATTTTCTACGAGGTGGTTGGTTTCACTCATACCGGAGCACCCATTATGGCAAGCGGTGATAATAAGAAGTTGAATGACAAGGAATTTGTAAAGCAGTATGGACAGACTACGGTGTTCTCTTATGGATGTTCTCCTACTATTGATTTTGGTGGAGATGCGATTCAATCTGATATTTATGTATATCGTATGACTATGACCAATGAGGACGGTTTTACCGTAGAATACACGCCCGACTTTATGAGGTACCGTTGTGAACAGATGGGTGTTAAGTGTGTGCCCGTTATGTGGAAGGGTGTAATTCCTACGTCAAATATTCCTGAGGGAGTTCCCTATTGTCCTACTGGCGATGAGCCTGAATTTTCTGCCGGTGAATGGATTAAGGATAAGGCAGAAGAGTACTACGATGGCCCCGACCCCGTTGGTAAGACACATATCCGTGAGGGCGTTGTCGTAAGAATTATTAACCGTCCTAAGTTCTGTGCATACAAGCACAAGAATTGGTATTTCAAGGCCCTTGAGGGCATTGTTAAGGTCGAAGCTGAGGCTCCTGATATAGAGGAAGCCGAGTCGGTTGATAATGACACAGAGTGATTATGGGTTACATTTATAAAATTACTAATAACATAAATAATAAGTGTTACATCGGCAAAACAGAGAGAACTATTGAAATTAGATGGTCCGAACATATACGACCAAGTATATGGAAGCAGGATTTGCCATTGTATCGAGCTCTTGCAAAATATGGCGTTGGCAATTTTTCAATTGAAGAGATTGAAGAGTGCGACAATACCATATTAGATGAACGAGAAATCTATTGGATAGATTATTTTGACGCTTACCGAAAAGGATATAACTGTACTGCTGGTGGCGAGGGAGGCATTAAAACCTACGAAGAAAACATTGACGCTGTTATTGAGCGTTATTTAAATGGTGAAAGACTGGATTTAATATGCAAAGAATATCATTATGACTATGCGTGTATTAGACCCAAGATAGAGGCGAAAGGAATTATTATTAACACTTTTGCGGGACCAGAAAAGATAAGCAAAAAAATATATGCAATAGATCCTATGACATTGGATGTCGTTGCCGAGTATGAATCTATTTCAGCCGCAGGTAGAGCATTATGTAAAGAAGGAAGAAATCCAAGGGCAATAGCAAATCATATTAGTAAACAAAAGGATACTCAAAATATTACGCACGGATTTTTGTGGCGTACTACAATCGAAGAAAATCAAACAACGAAAGAATTGGAGATTAACAAATGAACAGACCTTCACTCATAATTCTTTGCGGAATTCCTGGCTCTGGAAAGACCACATACGCAAAGAAGTATATTAGCGAATATCCAAAGACTCCTGTACATCTTTCTTCAGATAAAATTCGTGAAGAATTATATGGAGATGAAACCATACAAAGCAATCCCAGTGAGGTGTTTGCTCTTATGCAGAAGAGAGCAATTGAGGCTCTTAATGATGGCCACGACGTTCTGTATGACGCTACAAACGTAACTCGTAAGGATAGAGCTGGAATTATTGGGGCATGCCCTAAGTTTGCAAAGATTGAGTGTCATATTATTTGGGCACCCATTGAGACTTGCATTGAGAGAGATGCGTCAAGGGATAGAACTGTTGGTAAAGAGGTTATTGATAGGATGCTTAAGAGATTTCAGGCAGTTTATTACGATGAGGGTATTGATGAAATTAAGATTGTTAGACCAGATGATTTTAATGCAATGAAATATATGTGTGATCATTGGGAGAGAATGGAGATTCCACACGATAATCCACATCACACATTAGATATTTTGCATCACTGTTGGAAGAGCAAAATATATATAACAAAAAGATGTTCGAATCTTGATTTGAGTGTAGCTGCTGAATGGCATGATATGTCGAAACCATATGTAAAATCTTTTAATGATGCAAAGGGAAATCCGAGTGAATGTGCGCATTATTATCAGCATCAAGCCGTTTCTGCATGGGAGTCGTATGGTTTACCTAAAATTACACCATATTCTTCGTGGCTCATATCGACGCATATGGAGTCCTTCTTTAATTCTAAATACTACAAGAATTTGCCGCCTTTTCTTAAGAAGGACATAGACCTACTTCACGAGGCAGACTTGGCGGCACATTAAACGAGGTAACGAAATGACAATTAATGAAATTAAAACTTTAATACAGACGCCGGATTATGATTTCCTGAGAACCAACGAACATCTTGGTTCAAACATCATTCTTCTTACTCTTGGAGGCAGTCACGCCTACGGTACCAATGTAGAAGGTTCTGATGTCGATGTGCGTGGCGTCGCTCTTAATTCAAAGGAAGAGATTTTGACCAATAAGAATTTTGAACAGTTCGTCAACGAGGCAACCGACACAACTATTTACGCTTTCAACAAGATAATTAATCTTTTAATCAATGTGAACCCTAACACGATTGAAATGCTCGGATGTAAGCCCGAACATTACCTCTACCTTTCACCGATCGGCAAAGAACTCATAGACAACCGACATCTCTTCCTCTCTAAGAAATGTATTCATTCCTTTGGTGGTTATGCTAATCAGCAGTTGCGCAGGTTATCTTCAAAGTCGGCGCAGAGTGTAGGTCAAGCAGAGCAAGAACAGTATATTCTTAATAGCATCAAAAATGCCGCTTATGATTTTAAACACGATTTCTTTGAGTATGATGAAGATGCTATCAAACTTTACATAGACAAGTCTAATCAACCTGAATGCGATACCGAAATTTTTATGGATATCAATTTAACGCATTATCCTTTGCGAGACTACAAGGGTATGTGGAATGTTATGAAGAGCATTGTCAAAGATTACTCCAAAATTGGGCACAGAAACCTTAATGCAATTGAGCATAATAAAATAGCGAAGCATATGATGCACTTGATTAGATTGTATCTTATGTGCCTTGATATTATGCGAGATGGTGAAATTATCACCTACCGCGAGAAAGACCACGACTTGCTAATGGATATTCGTGCCGGCAAATATCTTGATGATAATCAGCAACCTACCAAAGAGTTTATGGAAATGGTTGACCATTTTGAGGCTGAGATGCAGAAAGCTAAGGAGACGACTGAGTTACCAGCGACACCTGATTATAAGAAGATAAATGAGTTTGTTATGTCTGTCAATGAAAGAATTGTAAAAGGTGAAATATGATATTTGGAAGAAATAATAGATTTAACAATGTAATAATAAACGGACAAACTATCACCTGTTCAGGAAGTAATATTACAATCTCGAACGGAAAAGTTATTGTTGATGGCAAAGTGATACAGTCTGACCTCTGCGGTAATGTGGAAGTTGTCATTAACGGTGATGTAAACAAGATTGATTGCTCTGGTTCCGTAGAAGTACACGGCAATAGTGGTTCAATTGATTGTGGTGGCAGTTGTACAGTAGATGGAGATGTTAATGGAAATATTGATGCAGGGGGTTCTATCACTTGCGGAAATGTCTCGGGTGATATTGAAGCAGGTGGCAGTGTGAGGTGTAAGAGATGAACAAAATTGAAAGAATTAAAGAACTTGTAGAGATGCTTAATGAAGCTTCGGATGCATATTATGTAAACGATAACCCTATTATGCCCGACAAGAAATATGATGAACTCTATGATGAACTTGAGAAGTTAGAGAAGGAAACGGGATATATTCTTACTTCATCTGTTACGCAAAAGGTTCAGGGCAAAGTCCTTGAGGGCTTTCAAAAGATAACGCATTCCAAACCTATGCTCTCTGCGGCAAAGACAAAGGATATAAATGAAATTAAGAAGTTTATTGGAAACAACGACTTCTACTGTAGTTACAAACTTGACGGACTAACACTTGTTGTTATATATGAAGGAGGCAAATTCAAGAAAGCTATTACTCGTGGTACAGGCTTGATTGGAGAGGATGTGACTGAACAGGCAAAAATGATTACAAATCTTCCTATGTATATTCCTTACGATGATTATCTTGAACTTCGTGGTGAGTGTGTTGTATCTTGGGATGATTTTCACAAGATTAATGAAGGACTTGATGAGCCATATTCACATCCGAGAAACTTGGCGGCAGGAAGTCTGAGAAATCTTGATACCAACATTACAAAGCAGAGAAAACTTTCTTATGTGGTATTTGAATGTGTGTCTGATTTAAATAATTATCGCGCAGATCAGGTTTTTGATTCAAAGTGGTTAGCGCTTTATTTCTTAAAAGATTTAGGATTTACGACCGTACAAATAGGTGTTAATTTCTCTGTTGAGGATTTAGTTGGAGAGATGACTCCTGAACTCTGTCCTTATCCCGTCGATGGATTAATTTTTGAAATGACTAGCAAGAAATACTCAAAATCACTTCCCTCAACAGGGCATCACGAAGGTTGTAGAATGGCTTTCAAATGGGCAGACTCTACATATGAAACGACTCTCAGAGATGTTGTATGGGATGTCGGACGTAGTGGTGTAATTTCGCCAGTGGCCGTATTTGATGAGGTGGATTTAGATGGTGCTTTGACCACAAGGGCCACGCTTCACAATCTTTCTGTTATTGAAAGTCTTGAACTTGGCATCGGCGATACAATTACAGTATATCGTTCTAATATGGTTATACCTAAGATTGACGATAATCTTACACGAAGCAACACTCTGGTAATTCCAGACACTTGCCCTTGTTGCGGATCTAAGGCAGAAATTAAGTATACGGATAATAGTAAGTTTCTTATGTGTGCCAATCCTAATTGTTCTGCAAAAACGCTTGCCAAGTTTACACACTTTGTAAGTCGGAATTGTATGAACATAGACGGTCTCTCAGAGAAGACTCTTGAAGCTCTAATTTCACACGATTTTCTGCACACTTATAAGGATATTTATCACCTTTCAGAGCACAAGCAAGCACTTACTAGGCTAGAAGGTATGGGTGAAAA